ATTGTCAATCCTGTACCATCACTATCCTTGTCACGAAGAGCAACGGGTTCCACAACATACTGAGCACGACGTACTGGTATCTTGGGTGAACCAGTATCGTAATCGACCTTTGCTTTCTTGATTGGTTTCTGTACAGATGTAGGTCCGAAGATGTATGCTTTGACAGTAAAGGTAGCATCAATCGTAGTTAGTTTACGTTGATCAAAGTTACCCTCATACTCATCGCTATAGTTTAAACTGTTCAAAACTATTGCTATGTCACGCATCTCATTAACGTCATCTATAATTTTTATAGTAACGTTATATGATGGTTGGAAGATGGGGACTATCTGTTCCACTATCTCCAATGCTTCGTCGTTTGTCTTTGATAGTATAGACAAATTGAAGTCTAAGTTATATGGTACTGGTGTGTATATCTGTCTTACGTTCTTACCTTCTTTTACCTTGTCTACTGTTATAGGACTTAGTTTCCTTGAACTATCATATGATAAACCTGAGAGTTCAAACGATATTCTAGGCAGTGTGATTGCTACCTTCTTGTTTAGTTCTGGTTGTCCTTCTAACCTAGCAAGAAATTTTTGCTTAGGACCATAGGCAAGTGGCACCTTCATCTTCTGAACAGTGTTACCACCTGTCTCTTTCCTAACTTCTATGTTGTTGAATAACGTACCGAAAGCGATGACACACTTACGGATAACCTTATTGTATGTGTAATTACCTAACATGTTATGTTCCTATTCCAAATGGGTTGCCCTCACTGAAGTCAATAATATCATCAGCAAGAGTCTCAAACGTCACAGACTCAGAGTATTTAGTATCCGTTGTTGCCATAGCGTCATAACTATGTATCGTTATGGACGCACCGCTAGTATTACCAACAAGTAACTCCCCTATTACGAAGTCGTCTGTTGGTGACTTCAACTTCAACCATCCCTCTGATTTATTCCAGTCAGCAATCAAGGCAGTGCCACCAGTGGTTCCACCTGTTACGGTTTCTCCATCTGTGAACTCACCTGATAATCCCGCAGGAACTGACTCTATGTCAAAGGCAGCAGTAGTATACCCACTACCTTCGCTGTCAATCACTATCCTCTCAACCGAGTCATACCCCGACCCCTCGTTAGTAATCTCAACTTTAATGAGTGTACCATTCGAGTCAAAAGTCGGAATGACCACAGGTTTGGTGCCTGTGCTAGAAGGATCAGTGAAATCAATAGTAGATCGAGATACATCATATCCCGCACCTCCGTTTAAAATTTTAAGACCAACCATCTTACCGTCCTTAACGGTAGGATCAAAGACAGCAGGAGTCATGGGTATTGATCCACCCACGTTTACCACTATCATCTCAGCGTGTGCAGTTGCTCCTGTACCATCACCTGTCACAGTAACAGATGGGGTAAAGTTATACTTGCTACCATTAGTGGTTACGATAGCTTGAGATACCTTGTCGCCATCCAATAGTGGAGTGGCAACGGCAGATTCACCTGGCGAGACAAGATAGTAGTATTGTACAGTGTAACCTGTATCTATTAGCTCGTCGTCTCCTGCGAAGAACTCTCCCTGCTCGTCGCTGTACTCGAAGAGTTCTGCTTTTAGTTTGTAGGTATAGTTCTTACCTAACTGGTAGAACGGTTCTTCGTGTTCTACAAACTTAATCTCAAAATAATTTGCTGATAGTGGGAAGTATATTAGATCTCCTTCTTGTGGTCTCTCTCCTACCTCTATGTCCTGATCTAGTAGCAAGAACTGTGAGATAAGATCACTAAATCTCTGCTGTGAAATAACCATAGTTATCTCATCAGTCTGTCTGATACCAAACTTTGTTAGTAGATCTCCTCCACCTTGGAATCCGTCAAAGTTCTCTAGGTATGCTTCTATAAGATATGAATCATCAAACTGTGATACGACCTCTTCATTAAACACATTATCTTTTGCTATCAACTGTCTCGGTATGTATAGTATGTCCATACCAAACATCTTGATATATTCCTCAACAAGATTTTGCTGAAGGAACTGCTCGTTACGAGTACCATGTGTAAAGAAAACGTTTCTTGCCATTATCCGATCATATCCATTGGTGGCATTTCATACTTAGTCAACATCTCATCCTCTATCTTGTCTAACTCCTCTTGTGCCTGTTGATATATTTGATCACCATTCATAGTGATACCACCTGGCAACTGTGCTCCTTGGAACTTAGATAAGTTCTGACCCCACTGTCTCTTTATGAGTTGTGTAGTATATCTCTTGAGGAAGATGTCATCATATAGTGTAGTAAATGAGTTGGGATCTAATGCTCTGTAAGCATCAAATACTATGAAGTCTCCGTCGTTGACATCAGTTTTAAAGTCAAGATCCATGTAGAGTCTGTCTCCTCTTGCTTGGAATCTTATCTGTTTCTGTCCCTCTAGTAACCAGTAGATATCTTCCAATCTTCTGTTTACCATTTCATATGTAAGAATCTCTGTCTGTGTTAGATCCCAAAGATCATTCAATCTCCACTGGTATCTGACATCAAATAAGTTAGTAGTATTCTTAGATGTGAAATCAAATATCTTGATGACTGAGGTGACATGCTCAGGCATGGTAATAAAATTATTTTGCTCAAGAAACTCTGGTTGTCTAGCACCTACCTGTGTCACTGTGGTAGTGGTATCAGACTTCATCAAATCTATGGTTGCTTGATCAAACTTATACTTTAAGAATGTTCTAATGTAACCGTCAGTAGATCTCTCTTGAAAAAACTGCAAAGCATCATCAATCAGATCATCTATCTGATCGTCATCTACGTTTATTTCTAGGACGGGTGCTCCTAGTTTTCTTAGAGCATACTCTGCTAGAGTTGCTTTACTACTTGGTTTTGCCATTAGACTGTATCGACGTTGAATCTCACCCTTACATAATATGTAGTTGTAGGTAACAGTGTTACGTCACCTGGTAATGTATAAGACAGTAGGTTGGTAGAGTTTCCTAGTGATTGATGTACAATCGTAGTAAATGTGTCTGCCTGTGAGAACTGCCAGTCAGTAGAGTTGTGACCATATCCAGCTTTAAATTGTGGACTAACCACATTTATTGTAGGATTGAAAGAAGGAGTTATAGTTTGAACTTCTGGTTGATCGACAACTGGTGTACCAAACTGTACCGCAGTTGAGTAGTTACTTGTTAGTCCTGCGTTATCTTTATACTTGACTTGAACTGAGTATGTCTCTTGGAAGTCAAGAGTTCCAACTGGAACTGTAAATGTAGTTAAGTTACCAGTATCACCTTGTGATAAATCAGGGACTGTAACGTTAGCGGTATCATATATCACTGCGTTATCTGATACTCTCTTGATTAACCAGAATGATGCTTGGTGACTAGATCCTGCGTACTGTGATACAAATGGTTCTGATGTAAATGTAGGTTGTCTATTAAACGTTAAGTTAGTTGTTGGGTCTTCGTTAACAGTAATTCCAGTAGCTGCGTCTACAAATTCAGACTCATTAACAGTTATAGTAGCAGAGTCAGATGTAACTGATATAGCATTGGAGTTAGACAACACACAACGATACTCATTATTGAGTGTTGGGAATGGTTGTGTAACTGTAGTGTATGTTGAGGATGTCGCACCATTTATGTTTGACCAATCAGCACCACTGTTAGTTGATATCTGCCACTGATAATTTAAAGATCCAGATGTGATAGCAGCAGTGATAGTATATGTTGCTGACTGTCCTTCAATAATAGTTTGTGGTTGTGGTTGCTGAGATATAGTAATAACTCTAAGAACTGTCTGTACAGCAAAGGTTGATTCTAAAGTATTCTGAGCACCTACCAGACTAAGTGTACACTTGAACCTGTCGTCATTATCATCAGCAAATACTAGAGCAGGAGTTGTATAAGTAGCATTTATCGCACCAGGTATAACTGAGTAATCTACACCATTATCTGATTTACTCCACTGGAATGTTTGTGTACCGCTAGAGGTAGAACCCGCTACGGTATATGATGATGTTCCTCCTTCGTTACCTGTTGCGTTAACTGGTTGAGCAGTGATTGTATGAGTCCTGTAGACAGTTAGCACAGCGGGTGAGGTAAAGGCATCTGCCTCAGCACCTATAGCCGATAGCTTACAACGATATCTGTCATCATGATCTTGGGCGTATGTCAATGTACCTGTGTTGTAACTAGGACTTGTAGCACCATCTATATCAGCATAACTTATGTTTGCTATTGATATAGCGTTACCCATATACTGATGTGCTTGGCAAGCATAATAAAGAGTAGCAGGTGCATTAGCATCCACTGTGATACTTACCTGACGGTTTGTAGCAGAAGCAAATCCTGATGCATATGAATCGTAATTCATATCAACACCATCTAGTGTATATGTTACACCAACTTCATACCTATCAGCACCACCATACGCTGTTTCTACATCACTAAAGTATATTGCGTGTGTGACGTTAGATGAGTCATTCTGCGTAAATGTATATGTTGATCCTTTACTAAACTGTATATTTGGTGCCTGTGTAACGGTGCTACCATACACACCACCTGTTATCCAATATCCTTTACCAGATCCTTGCGACCAGTATGGATGAGCTGGTGTCTTGTTCTGTACAATAACAGCAAATTCAGCTGATTGAATAGATAACTGCCATTGATACTGTACGGAAGGTGCATGGTTAGACCAGATAGAGTTATACAACTCTGGGTCAGCAGCTGTCTCTGCCCTAGCAGAAGCACCACCAGCTGATGGTGTTGTCCAGTTACCAATTCCAAATGAAGAGTTAAGTAACGCTGTGATTGCTTGAGTTTGTACTGTACCTACTGCTGTAAATGTAGCGGTTTCTCCCTCATTCTTGGTTGCGTCATTTGGATTAGCGACTACAGATACAGTAACCGTTTCTACCTGTAAAGTAGCAGCATTTGTGAATACATTAGTAGCACCAGCTGCTGATAATAATACTCTATATTGATACTCATCATATTGAGGTGTAAGTGTAGGTGTTGTATATGTTGAATTAGTTGCCCCACCTATGTTTGACCAATCTACTCCATCGTTAAGTGATAGTTGCCATTGGTATTGAATGTCAGCACTGTCACCATCAGATATACTAGCACTCATACTAAATGATGCTGTTCCTGCAACAACTCCTGTGGCATTTTGTGGATCTGTATCTACTGTTATAGATCTTGTAACTATTAACTGAGCACTGTTAGATGTAACTTCATCCGCACCAGATGCGTTTACTCTACATCTAAAGTAGTCACCGTTGTCAGCATCAAATGATGCAGGAGGTGTGCCACCACTGTCATAGGTAGTAGCTGTAGTTGTATATGATGAACTTGTAGCACCTGGTATTTGATGCCATACTGTATCATCCTCTGACTTATCCCATGCGTATGATATAGTAGCACCATCAGCAGTAGAAGCATTTATTTGGAATGTAGCAGCAGATGGTGCTACAGCTCCTTGTGAAGCTGGTTGTGAGTTTATCGTTACAGATCTAGTTACTGTCAGTGTAGCAGAGTTAGATGTTGTATCAGCAACTGCTGTTTCTGAACTTGTTACACATCGGTATTGCCAACCGTTGTATGAGTAGTCGTCATCTACAGTAAGTGTATCTGTGTCTTCTCCACTGTGTCCTGACAAACCACTAATACTTGTCCAAGCACCACCTGTACTGTATTGCCACTGGTAGTTGATAGTAGAATTATCAGATATAGTTGCGTTCAAAGGTCCGAAAACAGCGTTGGTTCCTGCTCCTGCTTCTACCGTTACATCTTGTGGTTGATCTCCAATAGTGATTACAACACCTGTACCCGCAGTATGGAAGTTATAGTTTCTTGATTCACCACTACTGTCCTCTGTAACTGTGATGTTATAGAATGTGTCGTCATAGGATGATGTAACTGTACCTGATAGAACACCTGATGTTGAGTTTAAACTAAGTCCTGTACCAGATATATCATCACCTGACAGAGTATATGT